AACCAAACACCATATTACCTTGGCGAAGGTTAGCAGTCTGCAAAGATTCAGCCTGTCCTCCACCAGCAGTCACGGGATACATTATCTGTGCCCAAGGCAAGTCCTCAGAAGGAATTGTTACTTCTCCTTGATCATGAAGCCCAATGATTCTTACTTTATATCTTCTTCCCCAACCAGGGACTTGACCCGCATTAGCATACTTACCGGGGAGAATATTATCTCTCCAAACAGAATCATCTGCAACTTGACCAATCCACCAATTAAAAGATGAACCTAAAAATCCTGGATTAAAACTAGTAGATCCTTCCATTAATCCTCGTAAATTCTACATTCGTCTGATTCTGGATTTTCATCGCAATACATTTCAAATGCTGTTGGATCATGATGATCTCCTGCCTCAATATCTTTCTTATGCTCATTAGCATAACGCTCAAGATGATCTAATTCATCTGCAATATGTCTACGTCTCTGAGGACTAATACTCCCCTTTTCAAGTTCATATTTATCATCATCAATGTGTTGTTCTATTGTTCTATCAGACATAAGTTTTACCTAGTTTTTGCTGTTCTTTCAACAGAGTCTCTTACTAAAAGTAATTTAGTATAAGTCCCGTTAAGATCTAAAAAATGACACAGTTCAGTTATAATATATAGTCCACCAGACTGCTCATTCATACCGTCAGTTAGTTTGCCTTGTTGCTGAGGTGAATCTACATACACTGCATCACCTGCGTGGAGAGAAAAATCTCCTGGAATTACAACCTCTGCTTTAAAAGAAAAGAATTGGTTATACCTCATTATAGACTGATTTAAAACTTTTTCAACCTTTAAGTTTTCATTCTTTGACTTGTCTAACTGTTGTTCAGTTGTCCCACTGGGTAAACTTCCAGTGTCGGTCATTACATATGTTGTTCTAGAAAAGTTTTTATTTTTACCGGTTCTACGAAGTTCTGGGTTCTGTGTTGCAAGTTTCTTACCACCAGTGGTTATAGATTCTTCAGTGTCTCCTGAATTTGGTGTGGTTACTTTATAGGTTCCATCAAATGGATTATAAGTAATTATCCGCGTATCACGAGCACCGACTTTTTCCTTATCATTCGTACTTTGTATATTATCTTTAGAAAAAGATAATGCCTTTACATCATATCCCTCCGGCACTTTTTTACCACAATCATCAGGAGTATCATTGAAAATAATATTTTTCTTAGGGTCTTGTCCCAATAATGTGTCAATAGATTTGAAGTGGTAACCTTCAGACGTTTCCCAGAAAAAGAATCCGGCAGTTTTACCAGAAGCAGTTGCTTCTCCACTCACAGCAGGAACTGCTTTCTTAGATAACCAATTTATACTATAGAAAGGTTTTTTAGAATTACCCATAAAATTATATTCTTCTTCAAAGGTATCATCAATTCCAGTAATATTTTTTTCAGTTCCAAGATAATTTGCATCAGTAAGAATTTTCTTTACTGCTTCTGATATTTTACCCTTGAACTTCTCAACCAATCTGACTTTTTCATTCGTCAAACATTCTTTAGATACTGAAGAAATTAATATCAACTGACCATGTGTATCATCTGATAGTGGTGTTATATCATTAGCATATAGTGTCACCTCAAGTTCTGTTCCTTGATTGTCCTCAATAATAAATCTAGACTTTTCTCCTCCAACTAGAGGTAGACCATCAAGCACGGTCTTTCCATCAATTGCTCCACCAGTATCAACATATAAAATATTCGCGCTTACAGTATCACTTAATAAACTTTCAAAGTATTGGAGTTTAATGATACCACCAATCAACTCAGCAGTTTTCCCCCCATCATTTGAGGCAATATTATAAGACTTTATTGTTGCTGGTGCTGATAGAGATGCTCTTGCGTCCGATGACATATCTTATATTTTATTACTATTTAACCAACAAAACTTAGAATTTCTTTGAAGTTATTAGAAGACCCTGAAGGTACGGGCCCTGCTGCAGTTGTATTTTGCATTGGTGCCTGTGCAATAACTTCTTTACGATCAATTACAACAACTTCACCTGCAGTTGGATCATTATAAGAAGCATAGTTCATTAGAACCTCAACTGCTTTTTGACCCTCTGCTTTATTAACAGCACTCAAGAATCCAGGGAAGGCAGTTTGAATTGCCATTGTAGAATCTTTATCCATAACAAACTCACCGCTGGTAAGCATTGCAGGAACTTTATCAACACCCTGCTGACCATTAACCTCTCCACCAAACTGAAGTCTTTGGAAAGCATTATACATCTGCTGAGGTTTGATATGTGCTGCATTGTTTCCTACTCCAGCATAGTAACTGACACCACTATCATCTTTAGGAATTGCTGCCCAGACTTTTGAAAGTCTAAGCATTGCTTCTTTAGGATTTTTCATTGCCAAGTCTTTTGTCACATTTGCCTGTCCGCGCCCAATTAAATAAACAGCAATTTTTTCCTGATTTTCTTTATCATATAATGCTGTGCTTGGATCTAATCCAACTGCTCTTGCTCTTTCATTCAAATATTCTGGTAAGTTTTGCCAAGCACCTACTGCTCCAGTTGCTTTACTTGCAACTTCAGCAATGGTCATTTTGGTAGCACCCGGCAGTGTAGTACCAGGATACATTGATTCATATCCACCAGGACCTGCTTCATACTTGTAAATAAGATCTAAGACTGAACCCCATTCGCCATCTGCAACTTGTGGAACTTCAGTAGAAATATCTGCACCAGTAGCAGTATCTCTTACTGTTCCTACTGAACCAGGACCATCTGTAGAACCAGGTCTCATCATTGACACACCTGACATACTTTCAATAGCCTGCTTCAGCATTCCTTCAAGTGTTTTTGGAGTTTCTTTAGTCGTTTTAGTATCTTTAGTTTCCTTCGTAGATTTTTCTATGCTTGGTTTATTTTTAGCAAACAATCCTTTAAAAGTATCTCCAATCCAGTTAGAGAACTTAGAAGATGCCATCGGCGCATCTTTGAGGGTGTCTGCAGATACAAGTCCACCATCATTGTATGCAATTGCTAGATTACTTTTAAGTTTTTCATCTCTAAACCCCTTCAATAATAAATTATTAAATCCAGCACCAATGCTCTTATAGTCAGACTGAGAAGGGTCATCTCCTGCAAGTATCTTAGTTGCAGTAGCAAGAATAGGACCAAAGTAATCTATCTGATTGAATGCTTTTGTAGAATCAGCAAACTTAGACTTATTATCATCAAGTTTTACCTTGGAAACTTGCTGAATTCCCTTCTCATAATTTGGCGTGACAACTTTTTTCGTTGTAGTATCTAAAGGTTTAACCTGACCACCTTCTTGGCGTCCTTGGATTTGTTGTTGTAGTTGTTGTGCTTGCTTTTGCTTTTCAGTAGGAGATTCTGGAAGATATTTTTCTCCACCAACCGATTGGTATGATTCTTTCCCAGTAGTTGTTTCTACACCATTCTCATCAGTCGTCGTCTCATATGCAAATGATGTAGTATCATCTGCTGGTTGTGATGGAGGTTCTTTATCCTTAAATATGGTGTCATATAATAATCCACCAAGTTCTCCGCCCGCAGAACCACCCAAGGCACTACCAATAAAAGTTCCAATACCAGGACCAAATAAAGTTCCAATAGCACCACCTACCCAAGTGCCAAGACCAGCTCCAATACCTCTGAACGCTGCCTTACCTATTGGGTCACCAGATATCCAAGACAAAACAAATTCCATTATACCACCAATCAGTGGTACATTTTTTACAAGAGGTTTAAGAATTTTTGCTGCTGTCTTTACGCCACCTTTACCAAGACCTTTTACTAGTGCTGCTCTACCAAGATTAGTAAGTCTAGAACGAGCATACTTACCACCTAAACTTTTTACTGCATCAGGACCAAACCTACGAATAGCAGCGGGTTTGCCATACCTATCAGTATATCTTCTAGCAGCATCTGAGGTTATTCCTTTTTTAAATCTTCCTGCCTGACCTTTTACACCTTTAATATTATCAAATCCACGTCGTGCAGAATTTTTTAGTGCTGCTTTTCTAGCACCCTGTGCTATTTTGATGCCTATCATGGCACCAATCAAAACGCCATTTAATAATTTGTTTATTAATCCAGCAAAATCATCAAACTTTTTAGCACCTTCCTCACCAAATATATCTTTTACTTGACCTCTTGTCCAATCATATGCTTGATATCCCCAGTCAATAAAAGTAACAAGACCATTAAGAATTTTACCACCAAAATCAATCAACCACTCACCAACATGCATAATACCGCTTAGGATCGGTGTCAACAGAGGGGCAAACTCTATAAGTCTATAAAGAAGATATCCTCCAAGGATATTCATAAGGAACTGCTTTATCCTATCAAGGAAACTCATTCCCGGAACCTTAGGTAGGTCTAACTTTCCACCAGTATCCTTTGGTTTCTTTTCTAACTTTGCTTCCCTTGCCCCTCTTCTCTCTTGCTGTTCCTTTTTTTTCTTATCAGTTTCTTCTTTCTTTTTAGAAGCAAGAGTTCCCTCTAACAACCCAGCAATAGTAGTCAGTTTCTCTTTGATAACTATAGTCTTCTCTTGTTCCTCTGCTTTCTTGCTACTAAAGTTTGGGACAAGTTTACCTGCAGAGATGACACTCGTCTTTGGTCGTATGATTGCTGAGGTTGTTGCGCTAGGAAGTAATTTCATCAGTAATCAATAATTCCTAAGAGGTTTGCTTTTGCTCTAGATGCAGAAGACGCACCAAAGTCGGGTATCTTATTTCCTAATGGAGAACGTTGTGGTGCAGAACTTTTCGTTCCACCATCAACAACAGTAACCTTTGGTTTTTGTTTTTCTAGTGGTGTAATTTCCGGGACTGTTAATTTTGCAGGTTTCTTAATAACTGCACCACCCTTATTGTATGCCACATGAACATGGTTAGAGTGAGAGTCTGGGTATTCTCTATAACTTCCATAATTTTTATAAGAAGGAGAACCATGAATAAGTTCAACAGGGTCTACGTTATTCTTTTTATTATACTCAATCAATGATTTAAGAACTGGTGCCTGTTCATCATTGCCACTAACATTTTTAGGATTAGATGGTGCCCAACCACCAATATCAAGTGCTCTTCCATCATAGTGATATGAATTAGCACTATGTCCACTCTTACCCCAAGGTAAATGTTTAGGATGTCTATGAATACTTCCTTTTACTGGCAAAGCAGACTTTTTCTGCTTCATAAATGCACCTAGATCGCCAGCAATTTTTTGACCTTCAGAACCATGTCCATCACCAAGTTTAGCACCCTCAAGGTTTGCTTGTGAATATTCTCTAGTACTTTCTTTGTTACCATCCTTACCAACACCAGCCATGCTATTAATAGCATTGGTTAGCATCTGAACAAGAGTCATAGGTTTGTTTTTCTCAACTGCGGCAGCTGCTTCTCTCTTCTCTGGTGTCGCAACATTAATACCTGGAATTTTAGTTGCTTCCTGTGCTGCTTCAAACTCTGCTTCCCGTGGATCTTTTCCTTCAGAAATTGCTTCATTTTTTGTAGTTTGAAACTTTTGATTATAATCGTGGAAAGTTTTTGCTTGTGGGTGAGTCGTAACACTCTTCGGAGGAACATAGTCCCTTATTGCTCCAGGTCCAGACTGTCCCTCCCTGGTTTTCATTGTACCAGGAAGTTTTTTCAAGGTATTTGCTGATCCCATTACAATATTCCACTCTTCAGAACCAGGAGTTACTCCTGTTAATTTGTCTGATCCAAAAACTCCAAGTAGTTTTTTATCAACAACTTTGTTGATTTGTTTTACAACTACATCTCCTTCTGGGGAACGATCATACCCCACAACATATGACTTACCAGTGTTTCCTGGGTTCTCAATATGGTCGGTAGTACTCATTCCCTCCCCATAACTTACAGGATCAAAATCAATCTCACCAACAGGGGCTCCGCCATTAGCATACATCATACCTTCCATAATCTTTGGTTTATTTGTTCCACCACCAGCAGCATTCATTGACATCATAGTGTCAAGACCATACTTCTGCACAGCACCAGCACTCATTACAAATTCACCGTTGGTAAGCATTGCAGGAACTTTGTCTATACCAGTTTTACCTGTGACTTTACCACCCTGTTCATAACCACGCATCTTCTGCATCATTTCTTCTTGCTGCTTTCTTCTATTGTATAGTTTTCCAGCAAGAGTATCGTTACTCACCTCTCCCAATTCACCTGTGGTTGCTTTCTGTGCATCACCACTAAACCAGGACATTGGATTGAACATATTAAAACTATTATTATCTTGTTTCTCAACAACTCCACCATTATTATATCCTCGTATACGACCCCTACCACCACCGCCCATAGGCGCACCCATATTGCCCATACCAGTCGGGTCTTGTCTAAGACTTAATGGGTCAACAAGTTGATTTGGTATAGTATTAAGGGTTCCACCACCACCAGCATCCTTTAATCTAGTGCTTTGAACTATTGCTTCTCTATCACCAGCACTTTCATCCTTTGTACTAGGTGCTTGTTCTAATGCTTTACGAGATGTATCTGCCCTTGCTGTTTCATTTTCAACTACCTTATCCTTTTCAAGCAACTTGCCCAAACCAATACCACCCAAAGCTACTGCACCTGCACCAAAAATAAGCGGGTTTTTAGCAATAAGTGCTAAAATTTTTGGCGTAAACGTCACCAATAACCCAGTAATTGAACTTATCAACCCACCAAGTCCTGTTCCAAATATTAAATATCCTCCAAGTAAAGCAGGCCACCAATCTCCTAAGAACTTAATAATACTATCAATTTTCTTCCCATTCTCCTCATTACCAAACCAATCAAGCAACTTTACTAGTGCTCTACCTAAGAATATAGTTGTAAAGAATTCAATAATCCTATCAAAAATAGACTTAACTGGAGCAAGAACTTTTTTTGCTGCCTTCATTAAGGTATTATCTTTCTTTTCTAACTTACTTTCTCTTACAGATCTCCCCTCTCTTTCCCCTTTCTTCCTTTCTTTATTCGCTTGCTTTTTTTCAAACTTTTGATCCTTTTTTATGACCTCAAGAATACTATCAATACCCTTAAGGACATCATCAAAATTACTTTTAGATTCTTCTTCTACTGGATCGACATTAATCTTTGGTTGTTTTGGTATAACTAAAGCACCACTACTGCCATCAAGAGTTTTTGTCTCTTCATTATCAGATTTTTTCTTTCTATTCAGAAAGTTTTCAACAAATCTACTGAACTTATCACTATCATTTCTTGTCTTAAATCCTTCCTTCCTTTCTTCACTAGTCAGTTGCTCACCTTCAATGGTGCCATCTGCTACTAACTCATCACGATACTTGGCATACTTATCCTCACCAAAAAACTTTGCAGGGACAATTGCCGATGCTTTAACTGTAGTTACCTTTGGTTTGGGAGTTTCTTCTGCTGGTTCATCTTGAATAGAACCTAACAAGTCATCAAGACCCTCTGGAATATCTTCTTCTTCCTCTTCTTCATCAACCATATCTCTTGCCATCTCATGCAGGTCAGTATCATTCCGACCTTGAATAAGTTGGCTATCTAAATCACTAGTCTCTTCGGCATCTAAAGAATTATAATACTTAGACAATATAGCAATCTGTTCGTCAGAAAGTTTGGCGACAAGATCCTCTCCCAGCATTTTGCTGTAAGTTTCTCTTATCTGTACCTTACTTCTTCTAGCCATTTGCTGTCTGCTGCTTTAACTTCTCATCTTCAAGATGCGCTTGTAATAAACCAACATAAATGTCTCGTTCCCAAGGGATAAGATTCTCAAGTTCAGTTAATGAATATTTATGGTACTGCATTAAGGCAAAATTGAGACGATAATAACTCTCAAGATCCATATGGATCATGCCTACGCGAAAAAACTTGACAGTCCCTCCAAGACAACCACACTCTCAACCTTAGTATTTGGATTAGTCACAGTAACAGAATGAGACAGTTTAGGCATTGTCTCAAAGAACTTTTCAATGTCTTTAAACTGTGTAGAGTTCATTGACTCAACAAATTCTTTAATCTCTTTCTTAGTACAGTCCGCAGATGCCCAAACCTCTTCCTCAGTATAGATCTTATCAATACAGGATGCAATCAATTCAAATGATTGATCCATCGCATTTTTATCACTGAAGTCAAAGTTGTTTTTAATAAACTGATCCAATGATGGATACTTCATCTCCATCATAATGGTAGTATCAATTTTAATTTGTTTGCTATGGTTTTCATTCCGTTCAATCTTAATATCCTCAAGGTCAATACTTACAGGAACTTGTGTTGTACCATCATCAGGACAAACAATATTAACATCAATCTCTTCACCAACAGACTTGCCTCTGATGTTGAGAAATAAGTATTCGATATCAAATGTAGGAAGTTTCTCTACCTTAATACCCTTTGTAATAATACAACTTTGAATAACTGTTTTGATTGCATTGGTTATTTGTTTAGAATCTTCACTCTCCAAAGCAATGACTAATACCTTTTCTTCTTTAACTAGAAAGGGTCTGTAGGTAATATTTTCTTCGGTTGATGGCAATTCAAGTTCATATCTTGGGGTAACAATCTTTGGTAAAGGCATAATATCCTATAAAGTTCAGTGAAATTATTTATGGTAGTACTTCTAGGATTGATACACTGTCTTCAACAATATACCTAAGATAAGTCATTGATACTGTACATTTTAATAAATCTGAAGACCCATATGATAAAGGCATTGAATTTATTGCTATAGGATATGCATCAATAAAAGTATAAGTTAAATTTAATCCATGATCTTTTTCAAACTTAGTTACAAACATTACTGTTTTATATTCATTAGGATATTTTACTCTGTAATCATATCTACTCGATGACCTGTCATCTCTTTTATCATCTCCAACAATAAAGTTAATCCAATTTTCAAAGTATCTAATTTGAGTATATTTTTCTCCTTCAACATAAAAAGTTAAATCAATTCTATCATCATACATTCTTCTATATGCATTTCTTTCAGTCACACCATGACGATCACCTGTAATCTCCTGCGTATTCAGAGATGACCCCGGCAAGGATGCCTCAGAGCAAGACATAAGAAATTCATCATTAGATACACTATTAAAAAAAGTACTTAGTATAGTTGGAGACTGTATTTGAACACTAAATTTTGATGTCAGCGATGGTCTAAGTAACGCATTTTTTATTTGGGCTACTGTCTTAGGTGCTGCCATCTAAATAGTTTTTGAGGTTATATACTATGTATGGCGGAAAGTAATAAAAGTAAGTATCATCCCTCTTATCCCCAAAAATATAAAGGTAATCCAAATAATATTATCTGTAGAAGTAGTTGGGAAAGGAAGTTCTGTAGATACTGTGATTTGAATGAACAGGTTCTTGAATGGGGTAGTGAAGAGTTCTACATCCCATACATCTCTCCGGTAGATAATAGAGTTCACAAATACTTCCCAGACTTTATTATGAAAGTTAAAGAGAGCACTGGTAAAAATAAAACCTATGTGATTGAAGTAAAACCTAAGAAACAATGTGCTCCACCAAAGAAACCAAAGAGACAAACAAAAGGTTATCTATATGAAATGAAAACCTATGCTGTCAATCAAGCAAAGTGGAAAGCAGCACAAGAATTCTGTGATGATAGAAGAATTGAATTTAAAATCATAACAGAAATCGAACTAGGACTCAAATGAATCGCATTGAACCCATACTTAAAAATTTAAATAGCACTACTAATACCGAAAACCAAATGGAAATGATTATGGAGGCACTAAATGATACGGTAACTCCTGCTCCAGAAGGGGGAACAATTTGTACGTTTGTATATAATGCAAAAACTCCTGGTATTAAATATGACCAACATCCTTTAGTTGCTGTGACTGATTTATTTTCCTGGGGATTTCGTGGTCTTAATTTTCATTGGCGAAAATCACGTCAATATACATGGGAAGAACTAGCAGGTCAAGTCTATATTTTAAACAGAACTGAACTTGATGACTTGTTATCAATACAATATGGAAAATTCATACTAAATAAATAAAAACCCTGCGTAATGGCGATACAGAGATCCGAAAGGGCATTAGGTAATCCACCTCTCCCAACCATTCTAGAAGTTAATGACGAGACAGGTG